TTTTTCATTTGAGTATATTGATTGAAAACTGTCTGGTATTTTAAAATTAACATCTTCTATGTGTAATTCTTGATTGCCATGAAATACTCGTTCTACATATTGCATATTTTTTTCTCCTTGTTTTTTACCTTTGGCACTACATGAAGAATGGAAACAATACCAGTTTAAATTACCCTCTGTTGTATCCACAGAGAATGTATTTCTACCATTACAGAACGGACAATCCATTCTTGTTTGTATATCTGATTGTAAAGATAAACCCTCTACCACTGCTAATTGTTGTTTATAATTCAACTTGTACTTCCTCGTATGTTATTAGGTATCTATCTGGGCTAACAAACTCATTAGCTTCTACTTTCATTAAATTATTATTTAGATAGTAGGCTACGTTATTCTCTATCTTTTCTATTGTTGGTTCTTCCTCGAATGGTATTATCGCTACTGCTTCTATTCCTAGTCCTGTCAGTCTTATTTTGTATTTTTTCATTATCTAATCCCTTATCATAGTTTGTTTTATTTGTCAAGCTGTTTTCTTTTTTTATTTTTTTATAATAGTTTGGGTGTTTAAATTCAAATGTCATTGATTAAAACTGTCTATTATACTTTCATCCCACAAGTCAACACTATATGACTTACCATCTAGATCAAAAGAAAACTGTGTTCCTTTTCCCTCAAGGTATTCATCGTGTCCATTTGTTTTACCACCTAGTTCTTTTTCAATTAAGTCTATTATTTTTTTTCCTATTTCGTATGGTATCATTCTTCCTCCTTTTCTTCGCAATACTCAGTTAAAAAAGTATCAACAGCTGATGCTGTTTCATCATCTATTTCTGTAATTGTTTCATCATACCAAGTACCATCTGGTCTTTCCATTGTTGCGACTATAGCCCAACCTGTACATTTATGTTTCATTAATGCTCCTTGTAACTTACTTGTTTTATATTTCTATTCCAACAAGCACGACAACTACCACACTCACCATCTTGTTTGTAAGCAGGGCATTCTCTACCTATTGGTTTCTTATCTCTGTGTACACCAGATGTCCATTTCCAAAATTTAGGTATGGCTCCATCAATCTTTGTAGCTGATACACGCAGACATAAATTCTTTGGTACATCTTTCTCATCTATCTTGTCTATGATTTTATATTCTTTAGTAGCTAACCAATGTTTTATATGTGGTGTAAGTTCACATACCTCAAATATTTTCATCAAGTGTGAGTAAGATTGTACATCACCAGAGTCAAACCAACGGTGAAAAAGCCTTGATTTATCTAGCTTTTTGTACTTCTGTGTGATTAGTTCTGCCATGTAGTCTACCCATTCTATTCTTTCAATAGCTTGATATCTTTTTTCATACATAGCTTTTACAACTGGAAACACATAGCAACCTTTACCTGCATAACATTTCTTACATATCGTGCCATCTATTTCTGCTAACTTGCTTCCAGTATTACAATACTCGATAGGTATACCCCACGCATACGAGGGCATCTTACTAGGATTAGATAGTGTACCTATTTCCTTTTCTATATCTTTTACTTTCATATGATTACTCCTACGATAAAGCCAATGCTAAACCAAACAATCTCTGTTCGGTAATACAATGACCATGTATTTATTTTACTGATTATTTTTTTCATGATGACTTACACTAGCACATAAAGTGTGGTATGTCAACTGCTGTGTACTTTGCAAAGTACGATTTGTATTCTTTGTAATACTTTCTGTAAGAAAATATATAGCAATCTCTTTTACAGTCATCTGGCATACATAGTGGTGGGTCTGTAAAATTTACACTAGGAAAATTATTCTCTACATTTTTTCCTCTACCAAAACCACGAAGCAAACTAATTATATTAGATGACTTGTGTATCTTTCTATATCTTTTTGTATATTGTTTTCCTAATTCTGTACCAAGCATAAGTGCATAGTTATAATTTTCTATCGAGTCACCCACCCATATTGTCATTGGGTGTTTAGGGTATGCAGGTTTATATAGGCACTCATCTAAACCACAATGTCTTTGATATGCAGTTGATAACATTTGTGCAGTTTCTAATATCATTTTTACTACATGCTTATCACAATGATATTCAGCACATATCTTTGGGTCTTTGTGTAAATGAAATATGTTCATAGTTTTTTCTCCAATCTTCTAATACCAAATCTTAATTCATCTTTTGTTATCTTACCAGTATTATAATTGTATTGCAAATTCTGAAATAGTTTTATAATGTGATCGTGGGTTGTACCTGCCATATCACACCACAAAGAACAATCAGCACTATCAAACCACCTCTTTGCTCTATCTTGTAATGCAGGACTAGACTCACTATTACTTAATAAACCAAAAGAATCTTCCATCATAACTTGTATTTTAGCTATGGCTAGATTTTCTTCTGGTGTCCTCTCTCTCTTTTCTTTTATTACATTTTCCATTATTATATCCTCGTTGATTATTTAATGCACAGGTAGGGCAGTAATATTTTTTATCTACAATAAATACTACTTTTGTACTGCTACAATCATAGCAAACTTTTACCCTTGTGTCAATGTGACTCGTTGTTTTTTCTGTCATTTTATGATATGATATCCTGTCGTTGCAGGGGGGTTAGTATATATATATACCACCCCCATACATATCGTTAGTTGTTATGATGCCAAAGAAGATTGTTGGGCATTGTATAGTATTCTTGCCTTAATCTTTTCTTCTCTGCTAGGTGCTTTCTTACCTATGTTCATGATAGAATCAACTGCGTCATCAATAGAGATAACCAAGTCCATTCCCATCTTATCTGCTAAGATTTCTGGTGCAATAGTCCAATTAAACTTCTTAGCAAAGTCCTCTACTTGAGAAAACTTAGTCATACTTTTGACTATCTCTTTGAAGCGATCAACTCTTGCTACAACAATTTGTATCCAAGCAGTATGGTGCTTGACTAACTCTTGTTTAGCATGGTGCATCATTTCAAACTTAGCAAACTCAAGTTCAGTACAAGGTATTGCACGGGATCGACAACCACCACTCCCAATAATATTGAGAGCATACTTGCTTCGCCAATCTTCCATTAAGTCTGGACTACCTTGCTTACCCTCTAGAAAATGAATATTATCATTTCTAGCAGTAGCTAGCCAAGGATTGCTACGTCTATCGTATCTGTCAGCACCTTTTTCATAGGTGATTTCAGCTTCGATATTGCAATCTGGATTTAGTCCTACTCTTTTCATATCATCACGATACAATGCGTATGCAAAGTTCATGCCATGATTTGCAGTAGAAGAACTATATCTACTTCGAGAGGCATTATTAAAACCACCATCAAGATGAAAAGAAAAATGACCACGCTTTTCTTCCTCATCTCCATATTGGTCTAGTTGCATGACACCCTCGACATTCATAAAGAAACAACTATCTTCGCCAGTCGCATTGACAGTATTGTATTTTCTCTGAAGTCGCTGAAGTTCTGCAACATCTTCAAGCTGATACTTTCTCTCAACTACTTCTTTCATTACTTTGAAAGACGAGTCGATAGTATTTACAGCATCAACTTTTGACTGCTCGTATGCAGTCTTTTCATCACACTCCATAGACTCACAATGTCTACGAAAGTCTAACACTAAAGACTTACGCTTACCTGCGTTAAGCCTTATTTCTTTTTTATCCATAAGAGTACTCCTTTCTTGTTGGTTAAAAAAAAGACACCACCCAGATAACCGAGTGATGTCTATATAATATATTATATTGATTGATATGTCAACTAGCCAAGCCAAGTTGTATGGCTAGTTCTTTGGCTTGTTCGTCATCTATTGTTAGAGATTGATAGTTTTGATCTATCTGCTCTGGTGTTTGTGCTTGTTCTTTAGTTATTAATTGTTTAACACCTTTTAGTTTATTGATAAGGTGATACCCTTGATTAGTATAATAACCCTCGTTAGTCCCATGATCGTATTGGTAATTACCCCAACTATACTCAACGTACCAAGCGTCATCAACTGGTATAACTTGTTTATCTATTTCACCAACAGCATTTAAACAAGTTTGACTATTCACTTGAAACCATTGATCCATACACCTTTGACCACAAAACATATGGAAGTAATAACTTTTAGCTTTATTAGATTGATAATACTTACTACCTTTATTACCACGAATTTGTGATTGTGTTTTTTTCTGTGGACATTTTTTATTCTGACACCACTCACTCATCTAGTTCTCCTTTAGTCATTAAAGTTTTAAGAGCAGTAAATTTTACCTTATCAAACATCACGATAGTAATGTCCTCATTTACCTCTAACCTATTGATTTTATAGACTTTTTTGCCTACACTAAACCACTTCAATCTCTTTACAGATATGTTTCGTGGTGCTTTTTTGTCTAGGTCATGTGCTAGTATGTACTCGTCTGGATCAGTAGTTCTTTTCTTACCTTTACGTTTGTACATAGTGCCATCAGTTTGTTTCCATGTTGAACGATTTAATAAATCAAACTTGCCTACTCGGTAGCTACCATCAGTTTTAATAAAACCTGCACGAAACTTTTTGGCTTTAGTTGATGTCATCAAATCATATAGTAGGTCTGAAACTTTACCTACTTCTATATTGACTTGTGTCATTGTACTCCTTGTTGATTGATTTGTATTCGAGGGCTGTAAGATCGTATACGATTTAAGAAGTCACATCACTACAGCCCTCCCTTGATTGTATTACTACCCAGTCATGAACTATCTTCATACAAAAAAGGATAGCCAACTCTCGCTGACTACCCTTTAGTTATAACACACTAGATTGTATGTGTCAATCTGTGCTGATCGGTTGTACTTCTGGCTCTTGAAGTTTTGTTTGTGGAACTGGTTGTGTAGTAGGGATAACCATTTGATGTTTCTCCCACAACGCAGTATCACTATTCCAATAGGTAAGAGCTTCTTTCGCTTTTCTTAACTCATACATTAAGTCTTGCGTAGGTTTGCCCTCGTTCTCTATCAGTACCAGACAATTAAGAAGTTTCTTTCTTAATGTTCTTCGCCACTTCAATTCCCATGAAGTATCAACCATTGGTTTATCTGACATATATGTACTCCTTGTTGAGTACCTATGTTATACCACTAATCTTTATTATTGTCAACTAGCTTTGATATCTCTTGCATTTTCTCATCTAGTTTATGCAGTTCTGAATAGAACGCAGGATTATCTAAGTATTTAGTTTTAAGTTTAATCATAACTTCATCAAACTTTTTTACTTTTAATTGTATTTGTCTTGCTAATGTAATCATAAATTTAATTTTATTTTTTAAATGCTCTATCTAAATAAAAATTGTATTCTATTTCTATCTCCCATTTTGGAGATTTTTTATATTCATTTGTAATGTACTTTATAAATTCTAAATTAGTAGGATTTATATAACTTGCATCTTTAGAAGAATATCTAAACAACATTATTTCTTTAATCATTTCTTTTTTTGTTTTATTCATTTAAAACTCCTAATATAATCAAAGACTTCCTTTTCATTATCAAAACCTTGAGTATCAATGTGTTCATCTGGTGTGGTAGAATAATCATATACAACAATATGATACTTATGACCTTCATAATTTTCAGTTAATTCTAGTCTATAAGATTGTTTAGTTGAAACAAATATGTCTATATCAAATGATAAATTCATATTACCAGTATATAAAAAAACCCTGTGTATGTCAAGCACACACAGGGCTTACTTTAACTTGAGGGAGATAAAGATTGTTTATTGCCTACCACCTAGCATAATCTCACGAAACTTTTTCATGGTATGTTCTGATATATTATCAAGTCCATTTGTTTCCTTGAATATATCTTGTGCCTCGTGTAGTTTTTTAGTATTCTTTTTATCGTAGGCTATAGCTTTGTTCCTTTGTTGAACAATATCTATACCCCACCTAGTTTGATCTGTCATAATTATCCTTTCGGTTATATATACATACTACAATAAAAAACCCCCTGCGTCAAGTAGACACAAGGGGTTTCACGTTTCACTTTCCATCACGTTTTCCTTTACATTTTAACTTAGACTAGCGACTATTAATAAAACTATCGTAGCCCAAAAAAATGTGGCTAATGTAGTTTGCATGTTTCTCCTTTCTGTTTTCATAATAATAGCTTACGCCTTTTATTTCTTAATGTCAAGCGAATGATTGAATAAACAATACCAATAGATATGTCCATATCACAATGTTGATTGAGCCTAATATATAAATCATTTCTTACTCCATTTATATTTTTTTCTAGCTTTCATAAATGCTTCATGTAGCTGTTGATTTCTAAATTCTTCTCGTTCTATTTCTCTTAACTTTATTATTGAAACTACAAAAAGAATTACCCCAGTGATGATTAAGAAAAAACCACCATATAAAAGTGTATTAATTGTCATATATACTTTCATTGATTGCTTTTAATGTACTACTCACAACAGGAACTATTGTCTTTATTTCTTTATTAGTTTTATTTTTAAATGTGCTTTCAGTTGTAGCAATAACTAAAAAGCTACTCATTATTTTATTGAAAGTATTAAAATTAGAATTTAATTTTTTTAATTCTATTTCAATACTTGTTTTATTTTTTGTACTCATATTGTTTAACTCCTCAATGTTAGTTAGTTAATGTTATAATATAACAATATAACATACTGAGGTATGTGTCAAACGCATAGCTAGTAATTAAGCTATGCACTAGGCACATAATAGAATGATTCTAACTAACAACTGGGGTGCGACAAATATGTACAAGTTAGCGAAAAATAACTTAATCAAATCATTTGCAATAACTCTTAAAATGACTAGTATTGTCATTAATGATTAATTTAAAATTAATAATAATTATTAATGGTTAATCTAATAGGTAAATAAAATGAGTAAAAAAAATAAAACAATGTTAGATCAAGTTGAAGAAATTAAAGATAATGATTTAATGAATAACTTGAAATCTAATGAGCAGTTAAAAAAGGCACTTATCAAAGCTAGAAATTTAAGCAGATCATTAAGAGATGATATTGTGCCAATGTTAGCAAAAGCAGTTCATGATGTAATGACCGAAATGTTGCAGAATAAAACTGAAATTGCAGATTGGAAAACAATGAAATTTTTAAGAGGTCATTGTTTTAGTCAATCAGGTTATGATCGAAAAAAAGACCTTAATCAAAATTTTGAGTTGTCTGTCACAATGGCAGTAAGATTAGCAATTATGACTTATGACAATTCAAGTGAATTTGAAATAACTGCAGACAATGAAATCATGGTCATGGATAAGGTAGTCACTCCATACATTGAGCAAAAGAAAAAAGGGCAAAAGGGTGCTATCAAAAAAGTAAAAAACACCAGTGAAGAATTAGTGCAAATTGTACCTAGTGCAATTAATACAATTTGGGCTACTAAATATCCAACTACCAAAAGACCAAATGCAAAATCAAAAGTAAATATTTCTGCAACTTTAAAAGAAGCATTAAAAGTTTTAGAGGACTTGCAGAATATTTGTGAAAGCAAAAATCCTCAAAAGATTGCAGAGCGTATTACTGATGATGATGCAGGTGTTATTGGTAGCTATACTCTTATAGATTTTGCATTAATTAGAAATACTTTTGCAAAATATGAAAGTGATATTAATGGTGATGTTGAGCAAGTAGCTTAACAATATTTAAACTAAAACTTAAAACCCCCCTCGTAAAACAGGGGGGTTTTTTTTTGCACGTCTTAAAAATAATTCAGTGTTTAACAAGGGGTGCTATAGGTAAAAAAAATAATTGTCCCTTAAACCATACCAAGTGGAAACCAAAGCAACACTAGGTAAATCTAGGGCAACCCCTTGACCATAAACTAGAGCAACCTTTTATTTTTTCTGCGATTGACTAAGAAAGCTCTAAGGGTATGGCGAGGGTACACCCCACTATATGGGGATAGATATACCCAGTTACCAGAAAATCCTTGAAGTCCATGTAAACCACCTATGGGCCATATTTCAGGGCTAAATATTCCGACAATATTCCCTGGAATATCCCTAGGGGGTATGTATAATTAGGTCTAGTATAGATGTTAGGCCCCCCTGGTGGTACCTAATAACATTATACACCCTGTTATCAATTTTGTCTAGTACCAAATTGTCACACATCAATAAA